TTGCATCGCCAATAAACCATGATAGAATATCAGTAGACCATGAGGAAAGGAGAGAAAGACATGATTGTTATGACAGAGAAGACATTGCTGACACTAGAAGAGGTAGCCGAAAGCCTCCGAGTCAGGAAGTCCACAGTACTCAGGTATATCAATTTAGGACAACTGGAAGCCGTCAGAGTCGGAGGCCGCTATCGTGTAAGACCAGAAGCCTTAGAGCGTTACATCACCAGAAATACCAAGCCAGAAGAGCAGAAATAAATAAAGCCACCTGTTGGTGGCATGCGACAATTGAAAAATTTACAGCAGTTCGGTTATCCCTCAGAGCCTGGAAACTTGCGAGAGATAACCCTTGGAAGATGCTGCTCATATTTATCTTACACAGTTGCCAAACAAAAAGCAAGACTGTGTTAGGTGAATCGTGGGCATGCGATAGAAAGAAGGTGTGCTCATGAGATCAGGCATCCCCTACCCAGATGAAAGATTATTAATAGTCCGCCCCTGTCATGTAGCACTTTGCATAGACGTACGCCCTGCAGCTAAACTCTTGAGTGCTCTCCTGTATCGCTACTCCATACGACAGGAAAGCAAGGAAGATGCTGAGAACATAAACGAGCTGAGAAAAGCTGAGGGGAAAGAGACTGATCAAGATACCTCGTTTCGTATCTACCGAAAGCAGTCCCAACTGGTCAGAGATATGGTTAACGAGATTACAGAAAAAACCCTTCATGATGTAGCAGTCCCTAGCCTACAGCTTCTAGGCTACATGGATATTGAAGAGTATCCAGGGATGAATTGCTATATTCTCCATATTGACCGCATTTTGAGAGGCATAGCAGCATATACACAGGACCTCAAAGATAACACACACTGCCAATTAGAAAAATTTCTAATGGAAGCACCTGCATTAGAAAAATTTCTTATGAGCGTGAAGTCATTAGAAAAATTTCTAGTTCATAAGAAAAATTTCCAATCGGCATTAGAAAAAGTTCTAATGGACAATAGAAAAAGTTCTAATTACCATAGAGGGCGTAAGCCAAGATCTGAAGCGACTTCAAAGGGTAAAATTGAAACCCCTGAGAGTAATAGAGAGAATCTAGAGAAAGTAAGTAAGAAGGAAGAGGCAACGGATTCCCTCACACCTTCATCCACACCTTCTCTTTCAGTAGAACAAACGGTCTCTCCTATAGCCACGGTGACTACAGGAAGCACATCTAGTGCTGTTAATGTACGCAACACTGAGCCACTTCTCTCAGAGGCAGGTGAGCGTGTACGGGATTACTGGTCTCAGCTTGGCTTCGAGTCAACGAGTGCAAGCAACATCCACTGGAATACCCTCTCCAAGCATATTGCGAGCTTCGAGCAAATGGATAGCCTCTTCAAGCACACGCAAGTGTGGGTGAATGACAACCCAAGGATTACAGACAAGCAAGTCCACCCCGGGAATTTGGTGAAATGTGTGAACGGATGGAAGCAAGCGCAAGCACCAGCACCTGAGCAACCCAAACAGCCAACAAGCAAGCCGTATGTGCGTGACTTGGCAGCGGAACATCGAAAAATGGTAGAGCAGTACGGTAAGCCGTCAAAAGTAAATGCAGGAAAGTAGGAAAGAGATGAACGAACGTATTTTACCGCATAGTATCGAAGCTGAACGTGGTGTGCTTGGGAGTATCGTCATTGATCCCGAGGCGTACGACCTGATAGCCGATTACCTCAAAGCTGATGACTTCTATCGCAATGAGCACCGGGTGATTTACGCGGCTATCGTGAGCCTTACGGCCAAACGGATCAACTCTGACTACTTGACGCTCTGTAACGAGCTAGAGCAGTCAGACAAGCTTGAAGGAGTGGGAGGCGCGTCCTACATCACGGGTCTCATGAATGACGTGCCCACTTCTGGCAATATCGAACACTACGCGGGTATTGTGTCGAAGGCTGCTGAGGACAGGCGACTGATCAGTTACGCGGGTCATGTTGTAGCACTGGCATACGCGCGGGATCCGCAGGCCATGCAGAAGTCAGAGCAAATGCTATTCGACTTGCAACGCCACACGCTCAACCAAGGCTTTACGGACATGCCTGAAATGGTCAGGGAGTACGTAGACGAACTGACCAATGTCTATGAGCACAAGGGCACGTGTATCGGTATTGAGACGGGCTATAGCGATATAGACAATGTACTGGGTGGCTTGCAGCGGTCTGATCTGATCCTGCTAGGTGGCCGGCCTGGCTCTGGAAAGACAAGCTTGGGTTTGTGCATGGCCTATAACGCTGCGCTCCGAGGTTCAAAGGTTGCCATCTTCAGCTTAGAGATGGGCCGTAGACAGCTCATGCGCCGTATGGTGTCAATGGCATCGAAAGTTGACCTGCAGCGGTTGCGGTCAGGATGGATCAACGATGAAGAGTGGGACACGATCATGCAGAAGGCTAGCAACCTTTCTCAGTTGCCTATCCAGGTCAACGATACAGCGGCTAATCCGATAGCTTCAATGCGCTCTCAGTTGCGCCGAGTTGCTCAGCAGATGGGCGGGCTCGATCTTGTAGTAGTCGACTATCTGGGACTGATCGGCGGTGATGGGGAGAGTGATAGCGAAAATCGCGTGCAGGAAGTCTCGAAGATCTCGCGAGGTCTCAAGTTGCTAGCACGTGAATTTGATGTGCCTGTCCTGGCACTGGCTCAACTCTCAAGAGCAGTTGAAACAAGGAATAACAAACGGCCACAGCTCTCAGACTTGAGAGACAGCGGAAGTTTAGAGCAAGACGCGGATGTAGTGCTTTTCCTGTACAGAGAAGATTATTATGCAGAGCAGGAAAAGGTAAAGGACTACATACCAACCAATGAAGCAGAGGTAAATATAGCTAAGCATAGGAATGGCCCGACAGGTGGTGTAAGCCTCTACTTTAAAGGTGAGCAAACGATGTTTTACAACCTAGAGCAGAAATTAGGACAGGAGGACTAGTATGACCAACGAACAGATCCTTGAATTTGCCGCATCCATGAATTACGCCCATCTCGTTGTTGATTCATCGTGTCATATGCGCTATGGCCGGTGCGATGGGAACGCGGCGTGCAAGAGCTGAGCAGTGAGCAACGTGAGAAGTTGATAGCGAGGATAGCGCACTGGCAGGAGCTGGTCGAGAGAGAGCAGGTGAGATCGTGAACCAAGTAGAGCCATCCATCCCAGAGCAGTATGCCGGCCTGCACAAGCGCTATCTCACACACGTGCATGAGCACAAACTACCACGACTCATGTGGGTAGTACTGGATAGAGGGCATTTCATCATGCAACTATCAAAAGATGCGCATATATGGTGGATAGGTGAGCATATGCGTAGTGGACATGAAAAGAGTGAGAAGGTAGGTGAGGAAGTGATGAGTCGGACATTAGGTGAATGGAGTGTGAGATAGATGATACCCATAGCCACATACGAGCTACCATTGCCACCCGGCATCAACGAGTCTTACGGCATTGGCAAAAATCGCAAGACTGGCAAGCGCCGTATTGTATCCACAGAGCAGCATGAGGCATTCAAGGGAGATGCTGCTCTCCTACTTGCCAACCAGCGACAATTGCTCAAGAGAGATGAGCAAGAGGCGTTTACGCGTATCATCAAAGCTGTCAAGCTGAATGGCTGGTTTCTCTATCTAGAGGTATTTTGCTTTGTAGAGAATATCTTGAAGAGTGATGAAGATGGCGGCTTGAAAGTAGTGCAAGATGTGGTATGTAAGCATTTGGGCATAGACGACAAGTACGTCATGGATGCGCACATTGGCAAGAGGCGAGCCAATGGCAGACCGAGATGTGAGATTGCCGTGTATCTTTTCGAGGAGAAAGCAGGATGAGATTATCGATGCATCCAAGAAAGACTATCCTGAGCCTCTGTACAACGCAAGAGGTAGCCGTTAGGGGCTCAGACACACAAACTACTTACTCAACAAATGCTCTCTCTATTTCGTATTGTAGAGCGATTGGAAAGGATTGACCAAATGGCACAGCAACATATCCCAGATGAGCGGATCATCTCAGCAAAATTTGAGGGCAAATGTACCGACTGTGGATGCAAATTCCCACAAGGTACCCTCATCAAGTTCAACACGCACAAAAGGACAGCGAGACATGTCAAATGCCCAAAGCCTGACTATGCGCGTAGTGCTATAGAGCATGAGAAGCTATTCGAGATGTGGGTACGATTAGGGCAAGAGACAGCAAGAGTAGGGGAAGGTGTGAATGAATGAATAAATTACGTACATGGCTACAGAGATGGGTAGACAGAGAAACGGAAAAGATTGAACGAGTAAAAAGCGAGATAAAGCAAGTGATCGCAGCTCTTGAAGAAGCAAAGACTATTGGCGAGCTTAGGCGTATATTAGGGAAAGAAGGAAAGAATGAGTGAAGAGCAATTGCGCCTTATGGCTGCTATGCTTAACGATATAATAGACAAGCATATACCATTTTTCACGCCTTACCACGTCTTTGGTGCTGATGTTGGTAGGTGCGCATGTGGTGCTATAGGACAAGTGAAGTACCCACATGTCTTTTACGAGCATAAAGATACGTGCCTTATCACGCTCAATGAGAAGCTGCAAGAGTCTCTGAAGCAGAAAGAGCAAGTACCACTTACTGAAGGCCAAAAGCACTATATCAAGCTGTTTCAGGATGGGCAATGCACAGACGGGTATCTCATGACAAAATTGGGCATCTTTGAATGGAAGGATGCACAGGTGATGATAGGGCAGTATGAGAAGGAAGGAAAGGATGAGTGAAGGAATGCAAGAGAGG